AGGGCGAGCACATAGATGGGCCTGGCTCACCGATCGCACAACGCGCAACCGGTGGCCAGGCCCAGGGCCGAGGGCCGACCCCACCAGGCCGGCCCTCGAGGTGTGGGATCTCACGCTCCTCAGCGAGCTCGAGCTCGAGTGTGGACCGGTCGAGGGCCGAGGTGGAGGCCGTCGAACACCTTGCCGGCCTGGTCGGTGCCGATCTTGATCGTCTTGTCGCGGGTGACGCCGGTGCCTGAGGTGTAGCTCACCACCAGGGCGCCGGTTTTCTTGCGGCGAACCGGTGTGCAGGCGTACCAGGAGCCGAACGCGAACACGAACAGGCGGCCGGCCTGGGCGGCGAGCTCGAGCCAGTCGATGGCCTCGTCATACTCAGCCTCGAGGGCGAACCCGGTGGGCTCGGTGGCGCTGAGGGTGTTGGCCTCGATGGCCTCGAGGCGCTGAGCCCGTAGAGCCTCGGCGGCGCCGTCGGCGTAGGCGGCCGCGTTGAGCTCATCCTCGTCGTCGGTGCCGACGTACTCACCGTCGTCGCCCTCGAGCTCGTCGATGAGCTCGTCGTCGGCCTTGCGGTGTTCCGCGCCGAGCCTGGGACCTCGGCCGAGCACCTCGTCGAGGTCGGTGCCCTCGAGGTCGGCGGCCAGGTCGTCGAGGGCCTTGGCGGTGTTGGCCTCGAGCCTGGCCTCGACCTTGGCGACCTCGTCGGCGGTGTGCCGGGGCTTGGCACGGCGGCCGAGCTCGCCCTCGTCATCCTCGAGCTCGCCGGCCTGGGCGACGAGCACCTCGGCGACGACGACGGCGGCCCGCTTGGAATTCACGCGGTAGGAACGGCGGCCCTCGACGCGGGGCTCGACGGCGAGCAACTGAACGACCGCACCCTCGAGCTCAGCGAGCGCCTCGGCGAGGGCGGCGACCTCGGCCCAGGCCTCGAGCTCGACGAGGGGAGCGACGGCGGCGGCGTGTGTCTTGACCAGGAGCGACGCGTCGGATCGGGCGGCGCGGGTGCACGCCTCAACGTCGCACTCGGGTCGATCCTTGATCGACTCGGTGGCGAGGTCGCGGCAGATCTGCGCGGCCGACCTGGCGATCTCGCGGGCGGGCGTCGCGTCGAGGAGCTCGGCGGCGCGCTCGAGGTGTCGGCGGGCCGAGGTGTAGGCGCCGGCGAGGATCGTGGTGGTGAGGGTGTCGGTGGTGGTGGTGGTGGTCATGGTTCGAGCCTTTTCTGGTTGAGGGTGGTGGTGGTGGTGAGGGTGAAGCTACAGTCGGAACCCGTCGAGCTCGCAAGGCTTGCTAGCGATGTGCAGCGCGAGGAAATTGGGCGCCTCGAAATCGGTGTGTGCGCCGAGGCCTCGGCCGATCTCGAGGATGCCGTCGTCGGCGATGGCGAACTCGTGGATCCACACCTTGCGATCGGTGGCGGTGGTGAGCAGGTATCCGTTGACCTTGAGGCTAGGATCCTTGCCCTGAGCCTCGAGGCATCGGAGCACGTTGATCGCGTGGGTGATCCGGCTCTCGTTGAGGGCGATGAGCTCGGCGGCGAGGGAGGGGCGAGGGGTGCGGGGGGTGGTGGTGCGGGACATGAGAAGAGACTAGGCCCGTCCCGGATTGATGTCTACATCAAATAGAACACCGCCCAGATCGGCACGCCAGGGGGGCCTAGCTCGACGGCCCTGGCGGGGCCTGGCGGGGGTGGCCTACTGGCGGCGCACCTTGGCCTCGGCATCCTTGAGCGATTTGGGCTTTTCCTCGAGGGCGGCGCGGCGACCTTTAGGCACGGCCTCGAGGAGTATGCGGCGAGTGTCGGCGCCCTGCTCGAGCTGTAGGGCACCGAGCTCGTCGATGTCGGTTGATAGATCGTCGTGCGCGGTGACGTTCGCGACCTGGTCGTCGGTGTGCCTCGATGTAATAGTGTTGACGGCGGCGTCGACGTGAGCGCGGCGTTGATCCTCGAGCACGACCTCGACCTCGCGCTCGCCGTACCACTTGAACACGCCACCGATGACGCCGCCGATCGCCATGACGGCGGCGAGGCCACCGGCGATCAATTTCAGGCGCTTGATTCTGAGCTCGAACCGCTCCTCGAGATCCTGAGCGAGGGCGGCCTTGCCCGCGCGCTCACGTTCCTCGCGAATGTTGACGGCCTGGATCACGGCGGTCGCGATGGTCGCCTCGAGGTCGCCGGGTGTCATCGTCGCCGTCGCTGAGCTCGAGGCCGAGGGTGGGGGGGATAGTTTCACGGGGTCGGCCATCGTCATCCTTCCAACAAGTCGCTCACGATCGGCTGAGCAAAACACCGACACTGGATCGGCTCGCCGGGGTGCCCTTCGCTCGGTGGATCCGACCAGGACCATTCGGTGCCCTCGAGGGCGAGGTGTTCGTCGCGCACGCGGTCATCCTGAACGGTGCGCCAGGTGTAGCGAGTGATCCCCAGGTCGCGGTGGCGAGCCTCGGTGAGCTGGCCGTTGAGCTTGTTGATCTGGTCGCGAGCGATGAGCCTGGCGCGAGACTCAGCGACGACGCCGCGCTCGACCAGGCGGCGCGCGATGACCTCGTGCCGTGATCCTCGCTTGAACCCGTCGCGCACCGTCGACTCGACCTGGCGCCAGGTCTTGACCGGCACGTCGACGACGAGCTTGGAATTGTTGCCGACCCAGGCGTCGAGGGTCCTGGCCACGCGCCTCGAGCCGGTGGGCAAGCGGACGGTCGCCGCACCCTCGAGGGCGGCGGCGGGGTCGATGGCGAGGGCCTCGCCGACCTGGGCGCTGACTGATGCGCGGTTGACGTTGTCGATCGTCCTGGCGAGCTTGCGCAACCGGCCGACCTTGACGCGGGTGCCCTTGATCGACCGGTCGCGGTGGGCTCGCACCTTGCCGATCGCGTCGCCCAGGGCGTCGAGCCGGATGACCTGGGCGTCGGCCCTGGCCTCGAGCTCAGCGAAATCGGGCTTAAGCTCGGCGATGAGCTCACGGATCTGGATCTGGATCGGCCTCACCATCCTCACGAGCTCGGCCTCATAGGTGCGCTCGGCCGACCTGGGGAACCTGGGCGGCCTGGTGCGGGCGCGCTCGAGGGCGTCGTCGCGGATCGCCTTGGCCCAGATCTCGAGGGCGTCGAGCCGGCTCATGCACCGCCCCCGACGATCTGATAGGCCGCGGTGAGGGCGTCGGAGTAGGCGAACCGCCACCGGCCGCCGATCTTCCACCCTCGGATCTCGTTTCGGCGGTGCATACCCACCACCGACCTCGAGCTCACGCCGAGGCGCTTGCCGATCGTCTTGGCGTCGAGGAGCGTCTCACCCTGGGGCGGCGCCTCGATGCTCTCCTGGCGCTCGGCCTCCTCCTCGACCGTCGGGGCGAGCTCAGGGTCGCCCTCGCCCTCGAGGGGCTCAGGGGCCTCGTCGGCGTCGGTGAGGTGGTAGAGCTCGACGACCTCATCCTCGCGGCGGGCCTCGTCGGGGCTCACGACCTGGGCGGCCAGGTCGGCCTGGCGTGCCTGGGCGTGCTTGAGCCTGGTGTCGGCGGCCTCGGCCTCGGTGGGGGCCCATAGCGGAACCCATGAAAACAGGTCACCGGCGGGGACCTCGCCGCCGGTCGGCCCGTTGACGCCGGCGAGCATGAGCTCGAGCACCTTGCGCAACGGCGGCGAATAGATCCGCTCCTGGGCGGCGCCGACGTGGTCATACCAGACCCGGATCTCGGAATCGGCCGAGGCCCCCAGGCCCGCCGGCTGCTCACCGAGCAGGATGGTGCGGGGCATTTCAGTCACGGCGACGAGGGCGTCGACGAACGCGGCGAGGAGATCCTTGAGGCCCGTGACGTTCGTGGCCAATTTCTCGAACCCCTCCTGGTCGGCGTCGAGGGCGATGTGCCCGATTATTGACTGCGCCATCCTCACGACCTCGAGGCGCGCGATAATTAGGTCGGCATCCTCGGAATCCATAACCTCGGCGAGGCCCTTGAGCTTGTAGACGCCCTGGGTGAACTCGCCAATTATGTTGGCGGTGTATTCGTGCGAGACGTTCCAATTGCGGAGCGCCGTCCAGACGCGGTCGATGACGCTGGCCCCCCACCCCTCGCGCTGCATAGCGAGGCGCGGGGGTAGCTCGACGCCATAGAACCGGATCACTCGCGAGGCGTGAACGACGGTCGGCGCGTGGCCCCCAGTCGAGTCGCCTACAAAGTAGGCCGTCGGGCGGCCGAACGACGGCAAGGTCGGATCAGTGCCGAACGCGGCGGGGGTCACATCGAACCGGTCGGCCGCGTAGACGCCGCGCAGCTTGCGAAGCGATGGCAGGTTGACGGGGTCGGCGAACGCCTGGCCGTCGTCGAGGCCGAGCACCAGGGCGCCGCCGCCGTATAGCCTCGACCAGCGCCGAGCGTTGGCGATCTCCTCGAGCACGTTGAGCCGGCTGAGCTCGCGCTCGACGGCGCCCTTGTCGAGGCCCTCGAACCCCTCGAGCTCGATGCCCTTGCGGATCGCGTCGTCGGGTTCGCGGTCGACGATCCGGCCCGTCATCGCGTCGAATTCATAGAGGGCGTCGAGGGTGACGCGGTCGAGCGCCACCGAGGGGAGGAACGTCGCGCCGATCGCCTTGTCCTGGTGACCCCCCAGGCCGCTCCTCGGATTCTGCCACCGGCCGACGCTCGAGTCGTTGCGCACCATGGCGGTCGACTCGGCGGTCGAGGGCGGAAGTGCGCGCACCATGGCATCGGTGCGGGCCCTAAGTTGCCGGCCAAGATACCAGCGTGAGAGGCGCTCGAGGGGTCCAGACATCGACCCCAGGGTAGCAGCCTCAGCGGCCTCGCATTTTCTCGAACGCCTTGCCCTTGACGAGCTTGCGCAACCGGCCGCGCACATCCTCGCCGCCGATGAGCTCGGTGGCCCCCCACACCAGGGCGTCGAGCCGGTCGTCATCCTGGTCGGTGGTGGGTTGTGTGGGGTCGAATTCGGTGAGCTCGCCCTCGAGCTCGACGAACCGCCGAGGGTCGCCGACGTGAAAGGCCTTGCCCTGCTCGTAATAGCTTGCAACCGGCTCGGCGCGTTTGGCCTTGCCCCTCGAGGCGCGGACCTGAGAAAAAGGCACATCAGATCGGACGGTGCGAATGTTGGCCTCAACTAGGTCGCCGCCATTGTTGACCTCGGCGACGATCCGGTCGGCACGCCAGGCGTCGAACACCTCGAGCGCCTTGAGGGCCCAGGCCCTCGGCGTGTAGCGGCCCGAGACATCCTCGAGCACGTACAGGATCCGACTCGAGCAGATACCGACGACGACGATCCCGGTAAGGTCGCTCGAGGCGTTGGCGGTGACCGCCGGATCGATGGCGACGACGATGCGCACCAGGTCGGGGATGGCCTCGAGCTCGACGCGACGGAACACCTCCCAAGACCAGAGCGCGTTGGGGTTGTCGTCGAGGATCTCGCCCTCGAGCTCCTGGCGGCCGAGCCTGGTGCCCTCGTAGCGCTTGACGATCTTGCTGATGAAAGTCGGCGCGAGGTTGAGGATGTTTTCGTAGGTCGAGCCGGCGACGACGGTGACCTCGTCATCTTTGCAGAGGGTGCGAATGAGCTTAGTGGGCAACGGCGTCGTCGTGCCGATCCACCGCGGCGACATGCCGAGCCTTAGGCCTAGCTGGACCTGGTCGAACGCGCCCTGGGCGTCGCGCCAGTGCGCGAGCTCGTCGAGCCAGGCGAACCCGGTATTGGGCCCGCGCAATTGCTCAGGCTTGTCGGCGCTGTAGGTTTCGGCGACGGCCCCGGCGCCGCTGTAGTTGTCGCCGAGGGCGTTGGCGTGCGGCCAGGTGAGCAGGCGCTTGCTCGGGTTGTGTGTCGGTCGGAACCACGGCGGGGAGATCGTGAGTAGCCCCGACTCGCCGTATAGCATCGTCGATCGCACGTCGGCGGCGGTGCGGCCGACGAGGGCGATACGTCCACCGCACCGCTCAGGGTCGGCCGCCACCTCGCGCGTCGCCTCAGCGCCGGCCCTGGTCTTGCCTGAGCCTCGGCCCATGCGATACAGCCGGCCAACCTCGCCCTCGTGCGGATCGTAGATCTGCGACGGTCGAGCCCATAGGCGCCAGTCCCATAGGAGCCGCTCAGCCTGCTCCTCGGTGAGCGAGCCGATGAGGGCCTTGCGGTCGAGCTCGCTGAGCTCGAGGAGCTCGGCGGCGAGGCTATCCGCCGGCGCTTGCATCCTTGCGCGCCGCCATCCTTGCGAGCCGCTCGCCGAGGAGCTTGCGGGCGTCGACCTCGATGGGCCCGCCATCCTTGCCGGTGACCTCGAGGCGATGGCCCGATCCCCACCGGCGGGGGTGCTTGCGCTCGAGATACCAGGTCGCCGCCTTGAGCTGGTCGCGAACCTCGCCGCCAACCATGGCGCCAGTCACCACCGCCAGGGCGGTCGACTCGGCGACGGCCTCGGCCTGGCCGACCTCGAGGTAGAACTTGCCCCAGGGGGTGAGCCCAGGGATCGCGCGGTCCTCGAGCTCAGCGAGCTCGGCCTCGTCGACCTCGCGGCGACCGCGGGAGATCCATTCCTTGAGGGTCCGCTCACCGAGGCCAGCCGCCGCCGCCGCTGCATACCTGAACGCGCCGAGCTCGAGCGACGCGAGGATCGCCTTGCGCCTGGGGGCGGTGAATTTGGAGCGCAACGGCCTCGCCCTCGAGGGCCTGGGCTTGGCCTTGGCCTTGCGCTTGACCGGGGGCTTGCGCTTGGCGGGGGCCTTGGCGGCCCTGGGCTTGCGTGGGGCCTTTTTCGGGGCCGCCTTGCGCCTCGGTGCCGGTTTAGCCTTGGCCATCCTGGGGGCTCCTGGTGGCCTTGAGGCGACCGACGACGAGGCCGCGAAGGATGACGCCGCGCTTGGTTCCGCACTTGGTCGCCAGGTCGTCGAGCTCCCTGAGCTCCTCGACGGTGAGCGTGGTGGACGCGGTGATCCTGGTCGCCGGCGTCGGGGGCTGTAGATCGACGAGCTCGATGCCCTCGGTGCGCGCGAACGCGTCGAGGCTTGCGCACTGTTCGCGCGTCGCGGTGGGGACGGTGACAGATCGCGCCATGGCCTCGAGGATAGCGCGGCCGGTCCACAGTAGACAAGCGCCGCCGCCGAGGTCGCGGGCTCACCCTGGGGAGATCTCGCGGTGGTGCGCCCAGGCCGTCGCCGCCGCCATCGAGCTCGAGCTCGAGCCCATGCGAACGACGAGGCCCTCGAGGAGCTCGAGGCGCCAACCGAACGACCGCCAACCGCGGCCGGGGTCATAGACGATCAAGGTGTAGCCGGCGGGGAGCTCAGGAACGACGACGAGCTCAGTCACTAGAACACGCCGAGCACCAGGAGCCCGGAATTGTCGAGGGTGATGCCGGTGCCGGCGCCGCCAGTCTTGCGGAATTGAACCCGTAGATCCCGCGACACGCCAACCGAGGGCAAGGGGTAGCTC